ATTACTTATTGATGATAGTGGTTTCGGTTGTGGAGTATATGGCTCCTGTTATTAGGGTTACGAATAGTGACAGAACGAACATGTCACCATTCCCGTAGGCTAGGGAAGCTAAGGTTACGACGGTGGAACAGGCGAACATTACGCACAGCACCGTGGCTGCTATTTGAAGTAGCGACTGATAGTTGTGCTGGAGCCATTGGACGGTGCTGATGAGTGCGTCGTCTAGCGTGTCGAGCGTGTAGTCCCGGCGCAGCGTGATGCGCTCTAAGAGGGTGAGGTCAGGGTCTTCTTGGCGACGTAGTGTCCAGTGCTCCCAGCGAATGGCTTGGCGTTCGCATGCGTTGTTAACGATGTGGTCTAGCGTGTTCTTCATTTTCATGGTCAGTGTTTTGTTAAGGTTCGTGTAACGCCTTCGTTTGCGCTACTCTCCCCTCCTAGCATGATAGTGGACAGGACTTGAAAAAAGACAGACAGCGCACTGAAGGCATCAGCGACCGGGGCTTTCCTGTCGATGGACACTTGTTTAGGGCGCGTCAGCGACCGCCAAGTGTGCTTCGACTGGAAAACCGGGAGCGTTAAATTCGCTGGAGAAAGCCCGGAGGGTTTCGACCGAATTTAATGGCTTCGGGGTGATGGCTGGCTTTTTTCATACGGAGTGGCCACGGCCATGGAAAGAGGTCGCGCAGCGAATACTAACTCTACCAGAATGAAATAATGGGGGCACTAGGCCTACGGACTAGTGCATGGGACCCATTATTTTCCATTTGGTTGAGTTCGGATGTCGAGCTGGCAGGGCGGAGGTTGATGATGATAGTAGGTTGACGTTGACCGCCCGAAGCGAGTTCCCTCTTGTAATGTCATGCTAGGATGCATACCGGCCCAACCCACCGGAAAAAAAATGGTGCCTTTTTCATTTTTTTTCGTATTCCGGTATGCAGGGAGTAGCAGCAAACTACTAGAGAATAATGGGGTTCGCCTTTAGGCGAACAGCGGACCCATTATTCGCGAACTACCTTGATGGAGCAGTGAGCCAGAGGCGCACAAAAGCCCGGAGGGTTTTGTGAAGCTCGACCCCGACCCTGCGTCCTTGTGGCTAGCAATAGATGGGCCATTGTGAGAGTTACTTCGATTCCTTTGGGATGCCTTAGCTACTGCCCCACCGGCCCGTCTAGTTCTTTGGCCCATCTGTTGTGACGCCACTAGGAAGCGCTGGGGAGTGCGTCCAGCTTTCTGCGGCAGCTGCGTATTAACCGTGGGATTAACAAACGTGTGATGCTACGTGTTGCTTGGTTCGATAGGTCTTGGGTGTACTAGTGCGTGTTGCGAAAAAACGCCTACATAAATCAAGACGCGCAAACCACCCTGAGGTCCCGAAAGCCGTCCACATGTGAGCGCTCGGCGCTGCCCTGTGCGTCCGCTGGCTGTAGACCCGGAAAATCGACCCGCAATCTTGGGGGTGCATGGGGGGACACGCTCGGTCACGTGATAACGTACCCCTCTCAGATATTTTTACCTAAACAAAGGACCCTGAGTTCCTTGAGCAAGCCTGTAGCTTTCTCGTCTCCCTCTAGGTGTTCAGAGAGCTTCTCCAAGGTGCTTTTGATAACAGCCTTTTTGCTGATGGTCTGTATTTGACTCCAGTATTTTGAGACATCAATGACCTTCATTTGGCTTACCTTTGAGCTGTTCTTTCCAGCTAAGAGCTTTTAGTCCCTTTTTCCTGAGCCAGTCGTCGCACGCTTTGTTGACCGAAGAGGAGAGCCCACGTAGGTAGTCGGGTTTCCTGCTATTTCGGTCTCGTCCTTTGTCGTATTTACCTCTTTTAGCACCCATTGGTTTCGCTGGAAGCGTTGCCCCTCAGCCCTCATTGAGAGGGCCAAGGGACTTTGCGTTACACACAACACACAACACGCAACAAAACGTATGTAGAACCTGTCTACGGACAAGCTCAAAAGTCTTTTTTGGCTACCCTGCGTCTCCTTTGTCTAGAGCGCACTTGGCGTCTGAAGCGTCTTTTCATTTTATGTTTGACAAGGGGCACTCAGAGTTACACTATGAGTGCGCTGTTGGTGGGCTTATAAGTGCTAATAACCACTTACAAACCACATTCCACATCCATTATAGGTGGATTGTTATTATTGTCCGTAGGACAGCTCTAAGTGTCCTTAGAGGGTCCCTTAGGCGTTCATATATGCCGTCTCTACAATCTCCACACCCGTATAATGGCGGGAGCTGCTAGGCTCTCAACAGCAGTTACGACCTGTTCTTCTATTTTTTCGGACAGGGCTCTGCTTGTGTTGAACGATATTCCAGCCAAGTCTAAGGCACAATGGATCACTTCGTGAACTAGCGTAGCTCTGAATAACTGGCGGTCTCTGAGGACGCTAACGTGTATGTTGATACACCTTAATTCCGGGTCATATTCCGCTAGGCGACCCGGCATTTCTTCTTTGACGTGAACTGGTATACGTATTCCGGCTACATTAAGGAACTTTGGGGGTTCTATGGTAGACATGGCTTTACATCCACGAAGTGGCCTTTTTCTTTTTACCGAAATAGGACTCTTCAAATTGCCTTAGTTGTTGGTCTATTTGGTCCACTTTACGCTCTCGGATGCGCTTATCAGCGTCCTGAGCCATCTGTTCGGTCCAGTATGCGACTGCCATACTGAGTGCGTCTAGGCGGTCATCGTGTGTAATGGCCCCTCTTTGGCTTGTGAGCCGGGACATTTGGTAGATTAGCTGGTATTTCAGCTGTGACTCTAGGGGGTATTTCTGAGCGCTTTCATAGTCATGTTGTATGACTTTCGGGTCAACCACCAGCCTGTGCTGGTTCATAACTGGCTCTAAAGTGTCTATGATGCGTTTCTCTTTCTGGATGTTGTGCCTGACTTCTTCGATGGTGCATGGGTGTATTTTGGTCAGGATGGGCTTGAAAAGCTCCACAAACATACCATCCCCGAAGTTACTTTCGACCACTATTGCGTTCACCTTTTGTTGTTTGGCTTTGACGCTTAGTGCCTTAAGGACATCGTCGCTATATCCTCCTTGGATTCCCCCGGCATCAACAACATACAGATACCCATTCAGCATCTTAACAATGGCGTATCCGGTCTCGTCCTTACCCCGTCCTGAGGGGTCAATGGACATCACAGAGCCTGTGTATGGGATGTAGGAGCCTATTGTTTCCATAGGGCGGTAGAAACGGTCCCCTGAGAGCCCCACATTGGGCACAGAGGAGTCCCACTCCAGTTTAGGGTCTCTGGCCCACACAAGCTTCTCAGGAGCCACCTCGGGGTCCACAGACATCACTATGAGGTCGCTAGTCTTCAGCGGGAACCTGTCGATGTCGCTCAGACGGGTATCCAGCATGAACTGCATGGCAAACCCGGTGCGTCCGTAGGAGGCTTCTCGTTCCGCTAGGTCGATGTCAGAGAACCTGAGAGGCTCTGTAGAGGCCCCTTCGGTGTCTTCTGAGACGCATATCTCGCTTACAGCCCCGTCATAGCCGGTCTGATTAGCCTTCTCCGTTATGTATTTAGCTGGCCAGATGCGCTTTCGATACCCCCGCTCAGTGAGCTTGTTGTATATGGTGTCCTCGCACTGTGGTGTTCCAAGGAACAATATTTTTGAGTCTTCATCAGGCTTGATGATTGCGTCGAACTCCTTGACCTGCTCGCCAAGCTTGTCGCGCATCCCTTGAGTGGCGCTGTTGCTGACAACCTCAATATCGTCAGCGACAATGATATCTGCGCGGGAACCCGTCAGTTGTGACGTGATTCCCAAGGATTTGACGGAGGGGGCGTGGGAGGCGGGCGCAGGTCCGACATCGAAGGAGATTTTTGAGAATCGCTGTTTGTCGTTTGGTCGGAGATGAGTGAGAAGAGGGAGTTCATGGATGAGTCTAAGTGTAAAAGTGCTGAAATCATCTGCTCTTGTTTTTGACGCAGAGACAACAAGGATGTTTTTACTTGGGTCGAGGAGGAGTTGGTGGACAACGTATGCAGAACATATCCAACTCTTACCGACTCCCCTAAAGCCTTCGATAATAACCCGTCTATCTCCTCTTTGCATGTAGTCAGCGATTTCATATTGGATATCTGTTGGGTCTGGTAGGTTAAGCTCCTTCCAGACGATGTAAAGGAAGTTGCGAAAGTCTTTGAGTTTTTCAGGGACTTCCATGTTGTTACACTTTGCGACTGCGGTTCTTCGATTTACTCATTATGGCGAGATTGCTTTTCCTGTTGTCTCTTGCGTTCCCGTTCTTGTGATGAACGTCCTTGCCGTCGCCCTTACTGGCTCTCTTAGACTTAATCATCATTCGCCTAGCTTTGTTGCGCCCAGCCCTGCGCTTCTTTTGGCGCGGCTTCTTGTGGTAAGAGTCGTATTCCTGTCTGTAGTTCCTAGCCATTCGCTGCTTCGTCAAAGGGTAATATCTTAACAAGGTCCTCCATCGGGTTGTCCTTGGAGAGACCTGCGTGAATGCCATTGTCCTTCAAAAGCTGCCTAGCGGCATTGAGGTCGCTAGGAGCTGCTTCACCTGACTCAATACGCGAGATAAACTCGCCAATGAGAAGGGACTGAAGGTCTTTGAGCCTTTCTTCTTGGGTTTCTACTTGTTTCTCCATTCCTTATAAGTCTTTAGGATTAAATAACAAAGAGTAGTCACGCCTACCGCAATGCCTACCATCGAGTTTATTTCCGCCAAAGTGAACGTACCTAGCATACCTACTATACCAACCGCAGCGGGGACGTGTGTAGAATCCATGATTATCCAATGGCTTTGATTCCGATTAGTGGGCGATTGAAAATGTCCGCTGTTGCCCCATCATGGAAATGAGTCCCATGTAGTGAGGCGTTGTAAGTGCTGCTATACCGTCTAGCTAGAACCCTTATGACAAGTCCGCTGCTCCAATCAGAGAACGCATCGTGCCTTCCTGTTGCAGCGTTTGCCGTGTCTCCGATAACAAAGGGCCATTCAACGGTTATGCGCCCGTAGTCCATATAATCTTGGAACATCACAGTGCATCTAGAGTCATCAACATCAACGCCTCCTAATTCTATTTTATGATGCAAGCCTCCGTCGTTCCCTGCGTGTACCCCGAACACAAACTTATAAATAATAAGCTTTGTTCCGGTAGGCGGTGTGTAGTTAATCGAAGACCCTGAAATTTCGGCATAAGTGTCCGTTAAATCCACACTCGATGTGACCGCTGTGGGTGTGTAAGTGCCGCTCTTTGCGACATACCCAATCCCGTCACAAGGAAGAAGAAACTCTTCAATAACTTGTCCGGGGGCGTAGTCAACCGTTCTCCCTGTGCCTCCATTGGCTACCGGAAGAGTCCCGGTAACATTAGACGCAAGGTTACAATAAGTAGTGTTAGCGGACCCCGTGCCCCCGTTCGCTGTTGGTAGCTGCCCTGACATTCCAGAGCCAAGGGTTAGTGCACCCTTTAGGGCCGTCACCATAGTTCCAGTAGTCACAGTAGATGTCGGTATAGTCAGCGTCTTACTGCTTAGGTCCAAGGTGCTCTCCAGCTTTGAGGCTGTAATAGCCCCGTCAGCGATATCGTCTGTAGCTTGTACAGTCCTCCCAGAGCTGCCGGGCGCGTCTTCGACGGCCTCTTGTGCCGCGAATAGCCCTTGCCTGTATGCGGAGTCCAAGTCCGCTTCGCTAAGCCTAGAGCCGTTCTGGAAGTCCACCAAGGCTTCTAGAGATGAAGACCTGTAGATTCTAAGGACATCCGTAGCTACAGAGCTTGCTGTGGCGCTAGGGGTAGCGGAAAGCGTAACCTTTTTGGTCGTCGTGTCCACGTCGCTAACCGTAAGCGAAGTCCAAGTAGTTCCTGCTGCCGCTCGCACCTGAACCTTGATGTCGTCTGTATTTAGATACTCAAAGGTAAACGGACCAAACACGGTTCCGGTGTGCCCGTTTTCTCCTGAGCCTGAGCCCAGCGTTATTTCTGTATATGATAAAGCCATTTGCTTGTTTGGTTAAGGTGTCTATTTATAGGGGTTAGATTGAAGCATCCTGATGTAGTCCGCTTTTAGCTCAGGAAAGTCTTTAAGTATTTCTCGTTTTGCTCGACTCCTAAACGAGTCAATCACATCCGTAATAGCTTTGTTTCTAGGATGGTTTGGTCCTAGATTGTTGTCGGTAATGTCAGGAAGGCTTTGATACCTCCTAGACTCGATGAGCATACGAAGAGCTTTCCTCAAAGAAGGTCCCCCACCCATTCCAGAAGCAGTCATTTCTTGCATACGGTCAAACGCTGTGTTTCCAGCTCCGTCAAAGTAATCACGTAAGTTTATCTTTTCATCTCCAGCTGTAAGCATAGGAGACATTGTAGCTCTTCCTTGTTGAAGAGCTTCCAATTCTACGTCAACACTGTCGAACGATACATCACTAGAAAAGAAGGGCCATAGACCTTTGAGACCTCCTAAGTTCTGCTTACGCCTAACTTCTCCAAGGAAGTTCCTTTGAGGCATGGGCCTAGCCGTAGTCAAAATAGTCTCACCTACGTTAGGCCTTAAAGGCCCCATCTTTTGCATAAACTTGTCCAGAAGCTTTCTAGATTCAAGGATGGCGGGCTCTTCTTCAAATACGTTCTGAGATACATTAAGGGCGTTAGGCACAAAGCCTCCAATAATGTTCCCTCCTAATTGAGGCCCAGCTTGTGTAGGGCGTCTAAGGAGGTCAAAGAATGACGAAAGGTTCTCTACATAAGATTTCTTGGTAAGGTTATCCGCCATTGAGGTGGCAATAACCCCTACAACCTTTTTAATCACGGATGCGTTTTCTTCAATGTCGTCCTCATCACCAAAGATTCCTCGTTCTTTAAGCCGAGCGCGGTCGAACCCGTGAACAATATCAACAAAGATACCAAGCATAGTAGCAAAGGGGTCCATGCGTTGGTAACTGTGCCATTTGTCTCCGATTTTAATCGAATAAGGCTGCTTACCCGCAATTTTCCACGCTTCTCTGTCAGGACCTCCTTGCGGAGAAGAACCAGTAATATTGTCTTTGATTGCCTCTACAAACATGAAGACACCACCCACAGCCATTCCAGCTGTCGAGAGCCTACCTAAATATTCAGCGGCATCTACAGAGTTACCTCTGCGAATTACGTCGTGATACCTACGAGCCAAAGCGTCTGCTTGTGGAGTTTCTACTCCCATCTTTTCGTAGACCTCCCTCATAGAGGATAACTCCACATCTGTAGGTCCCCCTTTTTTCCGATTAAGCTGACCAGCAATGGCCGCTTTTCTGATTGTTCCGGGCTTACCTATAGGAACTGTATGAGACAGAGCGTAAGTAAGAATGTTTGCAGGAGTTCTGACAAACGGGATAACAAAGGTCAACCAAGGGCTAAAGGTTGCTAGCTTACTCAAATTCTTGGTAAGAGCATTACGTGGGTTATTAGTAAACGTCTGGACAAGAGCCCAGTCTGTTCCTGTCTCCACTAGAGCTTTCCTGCTATAGAAGTCCTGTTGGCTATAGGATTTACCCTCTGGACCTTCTAGGACGATTTCATTCTCCCTGAAGTGGCGGTCCATGTATTTCCTGACGTGCTCGCTTCTAGCTTTACCTACCAACCCCATTTTTTCCGCTTGTTGAGAGGCTTCTTTATAAATGTTCGCTTCGTTTCTGAAGCGCCCATCTTTAGTAATCAGGCCCTCAAACCCTTCCTCTACATACTCAGCTATTTTTCTAGGGTCAGTAATCCCTTTGTCATAAGCCTCCATACCAAGGAGAGTCTTTGTCCTTGCCCTAAAGTTCCACTGTTTGAAGAACTCATCACCAGCAAGCATGATTTTTTGTGGGTGCCTGATAACAGCTCCTAAAAAGTCAATAGCGTCTGCCCATCCGTTGTTCTCTAAAGTCACATTCCCATCTTCGTCAGTCACCTTTCGCTGCTTAGGCACTCCGAACTTTTGAGATGTAAAGTGTCCACTAAGGTCAACTCTATTGTCATGGTAGGCGGTATGCCCTGAGATTGACCTAGATTCTCCGGTCTTAAGAGATATCTTGGCGAACTTAAGCGCTTCAACAAAATTCTGGATGTCGAACATCGCGCTAAAGTTAGCTTTAAGTAGCTCTTTGTTCCCGGTGAGTAGCGCTCCAGTAGTGAGCTTAAAGTGACCTAGAGCCATGACCATCATGTTACTCGTAAGGTTCACGGTCCACGTTACTGGAGAACCAAGCAGGGCGTTCAGATACCACTCTTGTGTCATCCCCATCAGGTTTCTTTCTGACGGAAGAAGCTTGGACAAAGCTGTAGCTCTTTCTACAGGGTCGTCGTGAGCAAGAGCTTTACGAATGCTCTTCATTACAGCCTTTTCGCTTCTTCCCCCTCTGAACCCTTGGTGAAGGGCGTCTGTAGCGTCTATGTCCGCTTTCAGCGCAAATTCCGAAGGAGTGTCAAAGCCTATCCTTCTAACGGGAGTAGGACGGAAGCTGCCTGTGTAGGTGTCTCCGTGGAACATCAAATACCTATGAGACATTCCCATAGAGTATTCTGTGCCAAACCTAGAGAGCATCTTATGGACATTCAGGTGGTAGTCCATTGCGCTGTATAGCTCCGCTCTGGCTTTCGCTACTGGCTCAAGTCCTTTAGCGGTGCTCTCGTCTACCGCTTTTTGGAAAGCGTGAAACTTTTCCTCTACGTGCCGCCCTGCGTCAAGAAACCCATCAAACAAAGCAGTCTGGTCCGCACGGAACATAGCCAATTCATCTGCTCGTCCCTCAAAGTATTCTAGGTTGAGCTTCCTTGGCTCAGAGCCCGTCACACTAGACATCAAGTCAGCGGCTTCTTGTGCAAGCTTAGACTGTGCCTTGTAGTGGTCTAGTTTTACTCGCTCAGAAGCACTGGGTGAGGGTGCGTCTGTTCTTATTTTTCTTAATACCTCGGAAGCTACCGCCATGTATTGAGACATTAAGTCTGCTTGGTCCCCTGCGGCTCTCGCTCCGCTATAAACGGCTCTGGGGTTTTTCGGGTCCCATCCACCATTCTTCTTAAGCGTATCTTCTGCCGCTTCTCTCAGCACCGTAATTTGGTCCTCTGTTATTTTCCCTTTAAGGATATCCAGAGCAAACCTCCGCTTAGTAGCGGTATCCATAAACGAAGGTAAGACATTCTTACTCTTCAAGAAATTATCCAACTCAGCTTCGTTCCACTTATGCGGTTCCAAGGACGCTTCGTCTCTGCTCGGGGGTGCTGTGGTCTCTTCCGCTTTAGCTACGCCTTCAACAGGTGCTGTGTCCGCTTCAGGCTTTCTTTGCTTAATACCTATGCCTTTCATCGACAGCGCTTCTGGCGACCCCAAATCTGCGGCTCTTTGGTATTCCTCTATTTCTTTGGTGGTGTAAGGTCTCTCCTTAGTGAAATCATCCCAAGTAGTAGTAGGTTGGTCGTGGGGGTCTATTACTCCAGCTTCAGCGTCCTCTTTTTGCCACCCTTCTCTAATTTGATTTCTACGAGCTTCCGCTTTTTTCAGTAGAGTGACATAATTCATACCTAAGCGCCCTTCTCTGATTATGCCATCCTCATTCCGCCACGATGAGCGAATTTCATTCCGCCTAGCCAGTTCCTCTTCGCTTATCCACTTTACAGCACCTTCTCCTTCTTTAGGCGTTCCGTCTGTATTATGCGTCTTCTTATATTTAGCGTCCCATGCTTTTTGAGCTGCGTAGTCTGGGTGCTTAGAAGTGATGCCGTATTGACCGGGTCTCTGTGGAACTTTGTTTGGCGCTGACGTAACCGCTGTCCCCTCTGGTTCTTCCCTTGGCTTCTGCCACCAGAACTCCGGTGAAGGCTCAAGGCCCTCTGCGCTCTCCATCTCCCTTGCGCGTTTTTGTGTTTCTTTAAACTTAGAAAACGTAAGCCCTTTTTCTACGTCAGGACCTCTGGATGCTGAGGCAGCTTGATATGCAGCCTCATCTTTCGCTTGTTGAGCTACTAGTTCTTCTCGCTTTTTACCTCTTCGATACAGATTACCGAGATGCTCCCACAAATCGTCTGCGGTAGCGGTTTGTCCGTCTTTTCCCGGTATTAGACCCGCTCCTCCCATTTCCTTTGCTATTTCATCAGGAACCCGCCCCGTTGGTCCAAAAATCCTTCTATGAATCTTGTTAATTGGTCCCCCTCCACCAAACATCCCCTCTTCAAACCCTTCATACAAATCAGGGTGCTTTTCCCTTCCTTTTTTGGGGTGCATGATTCCCCCGCCAGATATCATATCAAATTCTTCCGTTTCCTTAAACGGAACATGTGCGTCTATTTCGTCGGGGCGTCTCGATAGCACCTCCTCTAAAGACATCATCTCCCTGTCCGCTGCCGCAATCTCCTCCATGCTTCTGACGCGAGCTAGGCCAAGTCTTTCCAATTCTTCTTTAAGAACAGGAACAACCCTACCCTCGTCGGTAGGTAGGAAGGCGTAATCATCCGGGTCTTTCTTGTGAGTGTTGATGACACCACTACGCGCTGTCCTTTCGTTTGCGTAAGAAGAGCCCTTCTTGGGACGCAAGAAAGTCTCTCCTCTTTTTTGCCAAGGCTGAAAAGGTGAAGACTGCTCTGCGGCTTTTACTTTAACAGCTTCTGGAATCCCTGCGTTCTGGGCCTCAGTAGAGAGACGAAACTGAGCTTGAATCAAAGCTTTAGCTTCGTCCGGGTCGATGGGGTTGCGCTCAATAGCTTCTTGAAGGTCCGCAGCGGGGTCAGGGTCTTCTCCTCTGGCTGCTCTTTCTTGAGCGCTCTTTGCGGCATCGGGGTGCCTTTTCAGTAGCTTAAACAACCCCTTACCTGCCGCCACTCCTCCAACAACAGCAGAACCAACAAAGAACCCTTCAATCATGTTCTTAATTCTGCCTTCAATTTCTGAGTGCCGTTCTTCGGGCTCATTAGGGTCGTGAGCAAGCCACTTGATAATTTCAGGCGAGTCCTCGCCGCCCATCTTGGTTAACAAATTAGAAAGACGAAATTCCTGCCCTTTAAAAGCCATGAGGTCTGAAACAGCACCCACAGCTGACATTTCGGCAAACTGACGGCTTTTCTTTTTGACGCTTTTGAGAAGCTTAAGTTCCTTATCTGAAAAGTTCTTTTTTCCCTTTACGGTATTATTAGCAATTACACGGGCGGCTTGCTCCGCTGTGCTTTTACCAAATGCTCCTTTACCTCCTTTAGCGGCCTTAGCAGCTAGCGTAGCGGCCTTGTGCGCTTTAGCAGCTCCCAGAGCTTGCATACCGGGAACGAAGAAAGTCGCAAACTGAAGAAACCCTTCAACTAAACCACCCGGAAGAGTAGTGCTTTTATCGAACCAGTTCTCTCCCCAACTTCCATGCCCACGGTCCCAGTCAGCTAGTAAGTCGTCTCCGGTAGCCCAATCCGCAAGGTCGTAGGCGCTTTCAGCTAGACCGCCTAGAGCGGCTAAAGGGGAACGAGCAATGTCTCCAAGATAGTCTCCTACATTCTTTTTCTCCTTTTGCCCTCTAGTGCCGAGGTCTTCATGCCACTCTTGCTCTTCCACGCCCTCCGTAGGAGTTTCTTCTCCTAGCATAGGGCTATTATCGGAATCCAAAGGAGAACCTCCTTCAGAAGTTCCTCTACCTAAAGAACTAGGTTCTGTGGTAGCCTTGCCTAGAGTGTTTAGCGTCTTACCTATATTCATGTCTTAAAATTCTATTTTCTTCTGAGAGCCCCGATTTTAAGCATCGCTTTGTATTCGGGTCTTTGCATTTGAGATTCGTAGAAAGAGTCCCAGTCACCTTCTCCCTTTTCTTTCTTAAACCCAAACATAAGCGCTATGTCAGATAGTTGCTCATCAGAAGCTCCAAGTTTAGTCTTAACCTGCTCCTTAGAAAGCTGGGTGTAGCGTATTGAGTCTTTGGCGTTCTTGCTTTTTGATTCGTCGGTATAAACAAGTCCTTCAAATAAAGGCTGGTGCATTTCAATAAAGCCGTGCGACAAAGTAACGTGTGGTTTTGTAGTCGTATTATGCTCTCGCATAGCGAGCTTAAAAGCTACACTGGGCTCACCGAGCACAAGACTCTCAGCTGTCGCAATCGTGTGCCTTCGGTTTTTTCTTTCTAGCGCTGTTAAATTAGCGCTATTAATCGCATCTTTTTTTACCATGCTAAGTATAGTAGGCGCATCTACGACATTACTGTAGAGTCTAGTTGTCTTAGTTTGTAAATCTGTAAAGAAAGGCGCTAAGCGCGCTATTTCTCCGGTTTGATAGTCTTCCATAGTAATCATTCCTGCTTGCCCTTTTCTTCCTTTACTCCAAGTCCAATCAGTGAATGGAACGCCCCAACTAAACACCCCCGGTTTAAATTCGCCCTCGTTTAGTATCGTAAGTCTTTTTTGCAGCACCGCGCCGGGTTCTTGAAAGGGCGCTCCTAGTTGCTCGTTATGCGCTTTTAAATCTTCTCTTTGCCAAGGAGATGGGGATAAATAATTTTTAACTCCTGCCTTAAGATGCCTGTGGTAAGATGTAGTTTCCGCTAGGTAATTTTTAATTGACTTTATCTGAGCAGCAGGAGTGGCTTTATTAGCTTCAGCACTAGCAGCAGAAGCGATATACCTAGTTTCTAAGTATTCGTCAGCTCCAGTAGCGTCAATAGACATTGTAAGCATTTTAGGGTCCGTTTCGGGAGCAGCTGACTCAAGCTTTATCGGGCCGTTCCAATATAGTTCTTCTACTCGCCCTCCTCCCAGTTGGAGCATAGCTGGCTGAAACTCCCTACGCTCTTCGTTTGCGAATTTAGTTCCTTTTTGTCTCGCTAGATTTTTCTCTTCAGCGGACATTGGCCCAGCATAATCCGCGACGAACGTGTCTGGTTCTCCGTCTCCGTCAGTGTCTACAACTAGAACCCGTTGCTTTTTACCAAGTCGATGACTTAACAGTGCGCTTGCAGCTGCTCTGTCTTCGTTGACTCCTTGCATGAAAGATTCCCTTTGCTCTTCAAGCCCGCGAAGCCTTTTCCTTCTATCCTCATCTTCTTTTACGCGCCTCTTTAGAAAATCATGGTATACATTAGGAGTAGACTTCCAAAGCTCTTCCATTGCGTCTCTCAAAGCGTTGTTAATCTCATCCGAGGTCACCGCTCTTCCTTCCGCTCGCGCTTCTTTTCTGAGTCTTGTTAT